ATTGAGGTCGTCACACTTTGTTGAGATTGTCAGTGTCTTGCCTGGGTAGCGTTCACCCATGCACACCAGTTCGTCGCTTTTGTAAGTGAAAGTTGTTGTGCTCATCGCCCTGTCACATCAGTGTGGTCTTGTAGTTTACCATATTTCAGGTGCAAGCGCAAGCGAGGCCAATCTTCCCATTTGCCTTTCCAGTTGGCAGGATAGACTTCAATATACTTTGTAAGCATACATGGTTGATACTTACCACGAACGCCTGTTGGAATCCATTCAAAGTTTAAAAACTTTCTATCTGGATTATACTTTGGATGACCTTCTTCATAGATTTCCATTGTGTGACATCCAATATAGCTTGGATACCATAACAGACCATTGGGATCTAACCAATAGTCTGTCATTGTGCCACCAATACCATCCTCAATATCTTTGGTTTGACACACCACATTTGTAAACTGCTCACCCAAATCATAGGACGAACGAAAGTAATCAAACATTCCCATGCTTCTCTACCGTAGCCCTCCAAAAGTCTGATGTCATGTTATTCGACCCTTCAATCTTAGCAACCACTACACCATCAATCAAGGCAATTAGAGTTGGTGTTGCAACTACTCCACAATCAGTAGCAAACTGAGTCCACTGTTTGCCCTCTTTAGCGTTGGTGATGGTGACAACATTCTCCCAACCATCAACCTTCTTCAGTTGTGTTTCAGCATACAAGCAGGGTCTACATCCTTCCTGCACGAATAAATGGATTTCAGTCATATTTTTATTGTTCATTGATGAAGGGAGCTTTACTACATTTTGGTTGTTCTTGACATTTTCTGCAATGAGGTATCTTCACCGATTTACCATCTTTCATCAATCCTTCGATTGTTAATTCATAGAAACCATCTAGACCATTCCCCCAAAGAATATTTTTTCCATATTTCGCATGTGAATCCCATTGATATATTTGTTCTTTAGAAACATTTTTAGGATTCATTTTTTCATACCAAAACCATTTCAAAGAAGAAATATTTGGATCATTTCCATATCCAATAAAATTATCACATTTTTCAGCATCAACCCAATCTTCATGAATAGCGTTCACAGGGCAATTTATAATACAATCCTCACACTCTTCACACAAATCTAAAGTTTGCCGTTGTGGTTTTAATATTTCATGATTTGTTATTTTATCTCTAAAAATATAGACACAAAATTTACATTGAAAACCAAATTTTCTATTGTAAACTAATGAATTTTTAGCTCTTGCTCCAAAACCAGATAGTATTGCAGCTTCCTTAAAATTAACATAAGCAGGAACAAAATCTTCCTTACTAAAAAGATTCAGTAATTTGTCATAAGATTCTGTATATAAAGAATAATCATTTGATTCTGTAGAATATTTTGCTAATATAATACCATTTGGTGACGTGGCATGAATAGCATTGGTCATATCATGACCAAATACATGCAATTTAACTTTTATTGGAGCACTAGAAGATCTTTTTAAATTTTCTTCAGAAAGATAAGCGATATCCCATTCGGATTCAGAAAATATTTTTTTTATGTCATTGAAATCAATCATCTCAATCCCAGCTAACGTTTTGAACAAGGAAACCAGGCATCACATAAGTCCATGCACCGAGATCATTATTGCCACCAACTTTATATTCCCACTCATATTCAAACTTGTTGTGACTATCCCAAGTCATATAACCTTTTTCTTTGTCAAAGCGACCTTTAATAGTCAGACCATGCTTATTAGAAAAGATATTACGAGTGCGAAGTGCCCCACCTTTTTCACGAGTCTCAATCACAACACATGTATCAGGATAGGTTTGAATACCCTGCTCTAAGAGGCAAGGAGTTTCATAACGAAATGGGCGATAAATTTGTTGTTGTGCGAATGCAGGAGAAGCAATAAAGAGAGAAAGAATAGCAATCAGTTTCGCTTTGGGCATGATTCGTAAAAGACTCCTTCAATGTAACAGGATTTGCCAGGTTCGTAATATTTAGTGGGAGGAACCTGACCACGCACACACAGTATATTACCCTCCAAGCACATTGTCAAGACCCATGCTGCAACTCCAGTCACCCTACTACTCTCCAGCAGACGGTAGCGTTACCTTTACGCGCAGGTTGAATGTGAGCAAAAGCAGCATAAGAGAGATCCAAATCAGCATGAGAATAAGGGCCACGATCATTTACTCTAACAATTACTTGTTTGCCATTGTCTTGATTCGTCACCCGTATTTTGCTACCCATAGGCAGATAAGGATGAGCTGCAGTCCAACGATAAGCATCAAACCGTTCACCATTAGCGGTTTTTTGTCCATGAAATCCATCTCCGACTCCATAATATGTAGCAAGTCCACAAGTAAGACCAGCAATCAAAGTTTCAATCATAAGGCACCTGCACATCTTTCTTCCACACATCAGTGAAGCACAACCATGGCTCTTCTTTGTGTGACATTTCTGCCATCCAGTGTTGACCATTCTCGTCAATCGCATCCAAGTAATGAATGCGTGTCTTTGGGTCAATCGTGCGGGTCACATAAACAAACTTTACTTTAGAAGTCATATTTAGCCTCCGTTTCTTTCATACGCAGCAGGAAAGTGTCATCACCAATATCACCACTGTAAAGATAATCAATGTCTCTCATAATCGTTGCCATCTTACGCAGTTTAGGGATTTGCTCTCGTAAAACATCAATCACATCAGGGTCATGGTTGGGATACCATTCATAACCATAAGTGCGATCTTCATTCCTCGCCTTACCATTATTCTCAATCTCTACTTCCAACTCATCAGCAAACTGTGCTACCTTGTAGTAATCGTAACCACAATCTCCAAAGTGTCCGCCGCTCATTTTACTGCCTCAATTTCATCAAGTTTTTCGTGAATAAAATAAGTCACATCAATAGTATTTGCATCAACACCTTCTTCTTGGCAGTCAAGAATAAACTCCATAAATGCACCTAGAATCAAACATGCTTTACGTTTATCATCCAATGGTTGAGCAACATAATGAGTAATGTGCTTGTAGAGTTGATCGTAGGTCATTGGTAGTCTTCCTCGTCAAAAGTAAAGTATTCGTAGATTGCAGACATTACAGCATCGTCAATGCGCTCCATAACGGCACTTGGTAAAGGATTCTCTACATGTTTGTGTGCCTGATGCCAACCACGACGCACACCTTCTTCGATTGCTTGTTCTAAAATAACACGGAACTTAGGTTTCATTCTTCATCCTCCACAAGAAACAGATTAGCATACTCTTCATCAGTGAGAGTAAGATACTCTACATCAGCACCTTGGTGCTCTTCAGCATACACCAGTTGATAGTGAGCAAAGTCACTCAAACTGGTGCTACCAAACTCAACAACACCATCAACAAGACAAAGGTAGTTCATTCAATCACCTCCCAATGTGCGTCAGATTTGTCACCAAAACGATTTGTGCCAGTGCGGGTGCTAACCCACATAAAGTATTTGCGATTCTCTGATGCTAAGAATAACTCACCACCAGTATCCTGTTCTACAATACAAACAGGATTGCCTTCCATGATGTTAGCAAGACGATTCTTTGCCTTGCTAGATTTGGGTTTTACAGTGACTTTCCTCATGATCGCAGATGATTGATGAGTTCGGGGAAGTTTGCTTTACCATGTAATAATACACCAGCAACCACGCCCATGTCAAGTAGGAAGAGCATTAGTAAAAATAATGTGATGTATAACTTATCCTTATCAGACGGGTTCATGGATACCTGCCAACAATCTCAATAGTATATCTTATCTGACCGCCGAATCCAGTAAATGATGTGTCAACGTCTGCTGAGATAGCAGATAACACTGCTTTTCCTTTTGCTAAATCATCCATCACCTTACACAGATGCTTATCCATCTGTGTGTTTTGTGGCAACATGAATGTATTTGGTGTATGTGCTGATACAGTTGTGCCATTGCTAATCAATGCGTTTGGTCTGATATAGCTGCCATCCATAGTTATGGCACCATTGTTTACAGTAGCAGCAGGAATGACAAATGCTCCACTATCCATGATTTCTGACCCACCATTGATAGTTAATCCTGGATTGGTGTTAGGTGGGATGGATGTAATACTATTAGCACCACCAAAAGAGAGAATATCATCTCCCATACCTCCAAGCAGGCCAGATGATGTGTATCTTTCTTTCATCTCTTTGATAGATAGAGGCGGATTTTTTTCTTCTACGACTTCCTCTTTCTTCTCGCCGTAGATTTCTTCGTATTTTTCAATCAGTGGGTTAGTCATTGATATGATTCTCCATAACGATGGTATTTGTCATAGTTGCGTGGTGCAGATGTGAGAAAATCACAGCGAATCTCAAACCACTTCCAGCGGAATGAGAATCCTGTGAGTGAGCGACTACCGAAGCTAATCAGCAGCATTGGGAATATTTCAGTGGCAGGAAACTCATCCCACTGAATAACAACATCCATCAATGCGAAATGTGGATACCACCCAAGCAGTTGGAAATACCATTCGTGCCCGTAATCTTCGTAGTGGTAGTAATCAAAGAGTTTCATTCTGCTAACCTCAGTTTACGCTGTGGTGAAGGGATGTGTATAACAAATGGATCATCGTATGGATAGATATATTCGTCATACCATCCATAGCACAATGCTTCCCAGAATTCTGGGGTGTCATAGCTATCCCAAGCATACATGAAGTTGTGATATCCCTCAAGGAAATCTTCCCACTGTGTTTGTTTAACAAGTCTCATCGGAATAATTCACATAAAGATTGTCACCACCGATATTCATGTGGTAGATTTTACCGTCGTTAGTATAGATGCCAATCCACACAGCACGACCTTCCTCCATCGTTTCATAATGAAACATTTTAATATCTTCCAGCACAATCTCGTCTGGATTTTTAGTGAATCTACTCATGCTACACCATCCGCACTATCTTTAAACTCTTTCACTCTTTTAAGAAATGCTGTTGCCTGCTCATCAAGTCGTTGAATCAAATCTTCAATATCAGAAATGGCAATGTCATTATATTCACGATTAAGATACTCACAACGAATAGCATCAATCATAGATTGTAGAGTAATAATTTGTTGATGCTCTGGTGTGATTGGCGTTCCGTGAGGTAAACCAGCACATTCCATGTTGTAATAGTCATTATATCGTTGAAGAACACGATTGCTCTTCTCACGACGCTCTGCTTCTTCAAGCATTTCTTCGTGTGTCATTTTCTTAATATCAGGGTGAGGTGCATATAGTGGTCCTGGGTAATTACCAGCAAATTTGATATCCATGTCTTTTTTTGCCCATCCTAAGTTTGGCCATGTATCTTGAAATATTTGATTGAGTTTTTCGTTACCGTAGTCTATCATCCCAAATAAAGAGTTTTTAGTTTACGAGAGGTTTTGTCATTTGTCAAGTGATGCCACAAATATTTTGCTGCGCCAATGGAAGTTCCACCATCATGACAAATCGGATCAATAAAAAATTGTTTAGATGGAAAATATTTTACATATTCGTAGTTGTTTACGCAATTTTGAAAATAACCACCAGACAAAACAACTTTATCATTATGTAAAAAAGCTTTCTCTAAAAGTTTTATAGTATGATATTTTGTTTCAAGTTGAATCTTATGTGCTAAATTTGCTTTCGATGTAAACGAACTATATTTTTTAATAAATTTTTGATTGATTATACTATTGTTTGTTCTCCACAAACAAATAGTATCATCATAATAAAACCAATCATCTGCATATGCATTGGAACCATAAGTAGACATACCCATAAGTTTACCAGATTCATATCCGAGACCTAAAAGTTTTGTAAATCTACGAAATAAATTACCAGATCCTAAACTATCAGACATATATGCGTTTTTATACAAATAAGAATGATTGGTTGTTATATTTTTAGTGGAATAATGCTTATACAATGGTTCAAAATTGTTATATGAACAACTATATAAACTTTCTATTTCTGAATAGAATTTTTTTATTTCCCATCCACCACCATCAACAACTAAACAAACAGCATCATCAAATCCAGAATTATAAAAAGCACTTGCTGCATGAAATAGATGATGATCTGAATATTCAACGTAATTTGAATGTGGAAAATTTAATATCTGTTTTACCACAGAAGAGTTGTGAATATAATTATCTTTTGAAGCTGAGCATATTACCAAATAATCTACATGCTTCACAGGAATTAGTTCTAAGCATTTTAAATTATGTGATACCCCAACAGGATGGTGTTTTATCTTAGAAACACGTTCTTCTTCTAAGAAGAAAATAATATCACCATCATGCAATAAACAAACTGACGCATGATGTGATATATTTACTGCTAAGATATACATAATGACTTTTCTGGAAAATAGACATAATCTATTTCTGATCTTTCAAGAGTAGAAATAGCGTCTTCTTCAGTATATACTATCACTTCTCCAGCTAAATTAAAAGAAGTATTAAATAATAATGGAATATTGGTTATATTATAAAATTGCTGTATAATGTGATAATAATGATAATTTTCTTCTTCTGTGATCGTTTGTATTCTACAAGTATTGTCTACATGTAGAACTCCTGGAATAAGATCAATAACATGTTGTTTTGCTTTTGTAGCATACATCATGAATTTGGAATCCTGTAAAGAATACATTTCAAACCATTCATGTGCATACTCAAAGAGAACGGTAGCGGCAAAAGGTCGATACCATTCTCTCTTTTTTATTCTATTGATTCTTTTCTGAGCATTAGGATCTCTGGGATCATATAAAATAGATCTATTTCCTAATGCTCTAGGACCAGCTTCACACTTTCCTTGAAAAATAGCAACGATATTTTGATTTGCTATTAGTTCTGCTACTTCACGATAGTTCATAAGTAGGAGGATGATACTTCAAATATTCAAAAAATGTAAGTTTCATCTCTTTTTTAGTCATACCACAATGCTTTGCTGCAGCAGGAAGTGTCATTTTAGCATGAAACAATCCTTCGTTTGCTTCCCTAACATTTTCTGGTGTCGTTTTTACTGGTTCTTCGACCAGAGATGATTTATTGATTTTTAGAAGACTCATCTTTCCACTTATCAAGGGTATCAAACAGTTGGTCTACAGATTTTAGTTTTTCAATGCTACACATCAAATCTGCAATACCTTGATTAACTACAGCACGTTCATTTCGTGCTGCATATGCAAGTGCATTACGCAATGATGATTGTGCTTCGTCTAGTGATTCTTCTACTTGTTTAGATAATGCCATTAGTCACTTGCTCTCCATTGTCCAAGTTTAGTGCGAACAGATTGAAACTCTTCTACATGTTGAAGAATACGGTGTGCTGCTTCTTTTGCAGTTTCTTGATCATCTTCATTCCAACTGGAGCATTCTGTCCACACATAATAAATTTCATCAATGATAGAATCAATCAGTTGATCATAATGAGTCATTTGATTACCTCCAGTTGACGCTTAAGTGCTTGCTTGCGAGCTTTTGCTTGACGCA